GTTCATTCCAATCATTCACTTCAAGAACGAGCCGGAGGAAACAGAGCTATATGGTACCAGTGAGCTGGAACCGATAGAACCGTATTTGAAGGCCTATCACGACGTGATGCTTCACGCTATGCAAGGGTCAAAGATGCATAGCACCCCAAGGTTAAAATTGAAACTCAAAGATGTACAAAGTTTCTTGCAAAATAATTTTCCAGAGGCGCTCAAAGCAATCCAGAGAGGCGAACAGGTAAACATCGATCTGAAAGGCCATGAGTTACTCATTTTCACAGATGAAGAGGACGCTAGTTTTATTGAGGCGCAATCGACAATTGGTGATGCAGAATCTTTACTGAAGCTTCTCTTTTACTGCATTGTGGACGTTTCCGAGGTCCCTGAGTTCGCATTCGGCGTCCATACTCCTTCCAGCCATGCCAGTGTAAAAGAACAGATGCCTTTGCTTGTTCGCAGGGTTGCCAGAAAGCGGGAGATGGTAACCGAAAACTGGCAGACCTTGGCCCGGATGCTTTTGGTTATGCATAGCAAGATTACCGGCAAAAAATTCGAGAGCTACGAAGTGGGAATCACCTGGGATGCCGTTATTGAGCGAGATGAAAAGGAATACGCAGACACCATTAACACCTTGGTAAATGCGCTTAATACGGCTTTGCTTGGCGGTTTTATTAGCCTGGAGGCTGCTGTGGACCTGTTGGCTCAGTACATTGACACCATGAAGGAGTATGCTACCGATGATCCCGAAATCCCGGGTGAAAGAGAAAGGATTATCAAGTCATGGTATTTGAGAAGCAGGCTGGAAGATACGGAAGGATTACTTGACCAATTGCAGGACATAGAAAAGGCGTTGAATCTAAACCAGAATCAAACCAATGAGGGATGATAGCCGATGGCCAAGGAGATAGATGAAATCAAGAAGGCCGCCGGTGATTACCAGAAATGGGCATTGTCCGCACGAAAACAATATATCAATTTACGATTGAGACAGGATAAGGAAATTGCTAATCTATATATCCGTTCAGCGGATAGGATTGCCAAGGAATTACAACAAATTGGAACAACTACGATTTCGGGCCAAATACAAAAGAAACATCTCAAAGAGTTAGAGAAATCTTTGCGAGCGGAAGCTGAGCTAATACAGAAAGGTTTAACGGAGGCGTTTGTTGACTATATTGATACCGCTGCAAAGGCGGGAATAGGATATACTCAAGGTGTTGTATTGAACCTATTTGACCAAGCGGGATTGAAGACTTCCGGGATAAGGAAGCTGTACAGCCGGGTGAATAAGCAAGCTGCTGAAGCAATTTGGGCAAGGACGAGAAATGGACTTTATTTGTCGGACAGGATTTGGGAACAAGGCGAAAAATACCGCAACACCATGCGGGATATCATCCAAGAATCCGTTGCAATTGGACAGGATGCCGTGAAAACAGCTAGGATGTTGCAGCAGTATGTCCGACAGGGAGCGATGACGCTTGCCCGGGACTATCCAGAAATGATGAAACGGATGAAGGGCAGAATCCCGGGGAACATCAGCTATGAGGCGTTAAGACTTGCGAGGACAGAAATGACTGCGGCATTCGGAGAAGGAACGATAGCTGCATCCCGAGTTGCTCCCAGTTACATCGGGATGAAATGGGCGTTGAGCGGTAGTCATCCTATGCCAGACATTTGTGATACGCTTTCTACTTATGATTCAGGATTAGGTCCGGGAGTTTATCCCCCAGGCGATGAACCACCTTATCCGGCTCATCCGAATTGTCTTTGCGCATTGGTGCCGATACATGAGGAACCGGAGAAGTTTGTGGAAAGATTGAAGAAATGGCGGGATGATCCAAGTAGCGACCAGGAGTTGGAAAAGTGGTACAATGACATTTACCAAGAAAAAGCCGCTGAAAAACAGAACCGTTTAACTCAATCTATTAAAGAACTGGAGATTGGACTTGAAGCAGCAGAAACAACAGAAACCGAACTCTATAACGATTCATTGCTGAAGGAAAGCAAAGATTCCGTGTTTGAAAAAATGCTCAAGGAGTATTCAGCAGAATACAAGGAAAAATTGACCGACGAAGAGGTTGAGGCTATAATAAAGTATCAGAGTACATGGTATATAGATATAAATGGCTTTTTGAGGGGTAGGCTTGATAGTGTAAGTAGAAAGACAAAAACATATATAGAGAACCTGCAAAAAGCAATAGAAAAAGTAACGATAAAAGAAAACTTATTGGTTGCAAGGGGAACAACATTGTCTGCTATAGGAGGGGACTGGAATGCTGCACGAATAAATGATATAATTACAGACGAAGGGTTTACATCTACAAGCTTAACAGAAAAAACGGCCATAGACTTTGTCAACAGAAAAGGAGAAAGAGGGATTTTGATGTATGTTAAGATCCCGAAAGGTACCAATGGTGTTATAGCTGACGTAGCTGTTAATGACAATTGGGAAAATGAACTACTTCTTGCGCCTGGAACAAAAATCCGCATAACAGGAAAAAGAATTGAAAACGGTATGAAGATTGTTGAAGGAGTGGTTGTCAATGAGTAAAAAGTTGAGTTTAATTGAACGATGGGAGATTGACGATGCCCAGGGCGATACGGGGATAGTCATTTGGCGATGTCATAGATGCCGCAATCATCGAAGCAATAATGAATGTTCTGTATATAGGATTATTCCCGAAGAAATAACAGGGATGAAAAAAACATGCAATAAATTTGAAGAAAAAGCACCTTGATAAAATTAAACATGTGCCTTTCTTTTAGGCACACCCTCCACAGCAATGCCGTAAATGGAAGGATCATTAAACCGCATAGGTATCAGCACCCGGCTTTTGTAACAGTAGCAGTTTTTCTCCGGTACCCAGACAATGTTGCCCATATTGGGCTTGGTACCTGGCCGGGGAATATACCAGTGCCCGCACTCTTTCCAGAACAGGCGAGTATGCTTCTTACCGAGCCGGATCAGGGAGGGAACCATATTCTGTTGATAGATTAAGCTGATGCGGTGATTGATGCCAACGTGGACAGACAATTCGTCCTGTTGTATGTACCAATTAAAATCACTCACAAAATACACCTCTGTAATAATTATACCCCAGGGGTGTTGTTATGTAAATGAAGGGAGGGTGCACGAAGGACAGATGCAATGCTGATGTTTGTTCTAATGGCCATGCTTACCGTATGAGTTAATTGTTTGTATAAAGCTATGAAAAGAAGGAGGTGAGAAGAGTGCCGGAAAAGTTCACGATCACTGATACAGTCAGTACAGCCGATTGGGAAAGTGTTGACAAATCCCGCATTTGGACACTGCTAAAACAAGGCATTGAAGAAGGTGCGGAAGGTACAGCAGCGGCTGTACGTGAGGTTTACGCAGTGGTTAAAGTTCCCGTCAATGGAGACCTTGCTCAGGCCGATTGCTGGGGTCCTCACCATGAGATCAGGGATGACGGCCGGATTGTCCTCAACCGTGCCGGCCTCATTGCCGCAGTTACTGCACTTGCCGGGGCTCGAAGTGAGCCGAACCTGACGCCGCAGCAGAAACGGCAAGCGGCAAGACATCTGCTAAGACATTACCGGGAACTTGAACTTGAACCGCCGGAATCCCTAATGGAAGTTGTGGGGGAAATCTCTTCTGTACAGGCAATCATTTCCGGCGAAATGCGGGTCGAGGATGTTCCACTAGCTCCTTGGGCGGACTTGAATACATTGAAAGCGGGAGATTCCGAACCAATGGAGATTGTGGTAGAAATCCCTGCCGGCAAGTCAAAACGGGGCTGGAATTATAGACCTGAAGCATTGCAGAAAATTGTCGGAGAGGTGATGAACCAGGGATTACCGGGATTTTTAGGACACCAAAAGCCCGAAGATGTAGATCATCAGTTTCCAACGCCGGTTACCCACTGGGTTGGCGCTTTGTGGAAGGATGGCAAGGCATATTTCCGGGGGGTGGTAGATAAAGCGGCGTCCGACCTTAAACGTTGGATTAAAGCGAAAGCCGTTCGCCAAGTCAGTATTTTCGGTGTACCGAAGCTTCAGAAGGTTAACGGAGAAACTCATGTGGTGGATTACAAACCTTTGAGTATTGACTGGACGCCGTTGAATCGAGCAGGTATGCCAACTTCTGTCGTTGCCATCGGCGAGATGGATGAAATTCTCCCGACCGATATGGTTGATGGAGAAATGAAAGAAGATATTGGGGGTGAACAAAAAACTATGAATTGGAAGGAACTTGTCGCACAGCTTAAAACTATGCTGGCCAACAAAGAAGTGACCCTTGGTCAGATTGCAGGGGAGATGGGTTGGAAACCCGAGGAGGTAGCTGGCGAAATTGATTCCAATTGGCTGAAAGAAGTCACCGAGGC